CACGATAGATTTGTTGATAGACGGATTGTGGTGCTACTTTTAGCAGAGAAGCAACTTCGGGAAGGTCCATTAAAAGGCCGTATTTTTCTACAAGGAGATCTTCCACGATATACCCCCTGGTGTTTTTTTGAACCAAGGTTCATAGTTCTGGGTGTAGCGCTCGATATTTACTTTATAGTGGCTAGCTTTCATGTTGCTCATACTCCTTCGCAGAGTCTATTAATCGGTTTAAGTACCATTGGGCTTTCTTTAAGTCTTCTAAAGGTTTGCCTTTGTATCGATAGCGCCATAGATACTTGAGGCAGTTGGCCTTGCAGTATCCTTGGAACTCGATGGGGGACATGGATGCTTCGATTGCAGTAATGCATTCGATGCTTCCAGTGTTGTAATGAGGGGGTTGTTCTACTGCGTCCGACACTGCTACCTCATGTAGTTAATTAGAGCCGCTAATATCATGTACCATAGCATTTTTTGATTTATTAGCAATGCTGATAACGCGTTTTTTTAATTAATAATGTAAGTCAGAAGAGGTAGCAGCTTAGCTTCTAGTTGGTCATTGCTCGGACACTCATTAATATTGATAACTTCTAGAGTGTCTGAGGTTTTGCGTTTGATGAGATAAACCTTGGGTATGCGTCCTGGTGTTAGACGAGGTCGTTTTAGCTTGAGCATGTTGGAGCACAATACCATTTGCCCGGCGTAGCCTATGGGCTTTAGATCTTTCTCAAGTCGAACGGCGCATATTGCTTTGTGGTTTTCTTCGCATACTGTTGTAACGATGCGTCGCCTATATGCGACTTCGTTAAAGTTAGGCGGTGTTTTGGGGTACACGTACAGCACCGGTACGCGGATGCGGTTAGCTTCTATTGGACTGTATTTTGGGTCAATTTCTAGGGGATCAACTTCTAGGAAGTTTGCTAGCTTAGCTATGGCGTCGGTGTTTAGCTCTGTAATGTTGTTAAGGTATTGGCTAAACGCGCCTTGGGTCCAGCCTAGTTTTGCAGCTGCATCTGTTTGGTTGAGTTCAAATTGTTCTTTTTTTTCGTTCCAGATCCGTCGCAGATTTTTGACTGCGAGGGGTAGTGTTTGTCCCACGGTTATATCCTCTTGATAAGACCTGATTTTCGATCAGCATAGCAATTTGCTGAAACGAAACTGCTTCATCCTGAAGCTTGCGTTGTGTCATACCACTAAAAGACTCCGGTGTTGTTATTGCTACTGCCGAACTGTCGAAGCCAATAATTACCGCCACTAATTGTCCGCACATATGCGCTCTTGTCAACCAGGCTATCTGTAATTTTGACAAACCAAAGTTGGTTATGGTTGATTCTCGCTTGGGCAGTTTGATGTACTTGTACTCAACCCAAAGAGAACCGGCGGGTCCCATGTAAAAAGCGTCAGGGACACCACCGGTATAGGTATCGTGGATTTTCCAGCGATACACTTCTGGTGAGAGATGCCGATGCACGGCTTTAACGAAGCCGTGCTCGTTCATGCATTTTTATGCGAAAGACGTACCGGTGTACTGGTCGTAGAGACCTTCAGCAACCTCATAGTCTTCCTTTTGTGCCCAGCCAACTACGTCAAGGTCGATGTTCATGTAGCTGAACCCGCTCTTGCTTTCGACTGATTTAGACGAGATCTTCCACAAAGAAGCAAAACGATCGCCGCCTTGCATAGCAATTTTGCTATTCCAGGCGCGAGACGTTGCTAGTTTTGAGCTAGCGAAGTCGAAGATGACTGGAGTCGTGTCCAGCTCGCCAGTTTCTGGGTCTTTGATTAAGAGAAGGTGTGCGTGGTTTTCTTTGATATCCCACTCTTCAGGCAACTCTTGCCCGGCTTTGCACTCTTTGGCTTCTTCTTCGGTGTCGAAGCTGCCGCCGTAGCCGCCGCCTGCGTCCATGTTACGCCATACAGCCCACTGTACTTTAAACGTAAGCGACAAGCAGTAGATTTCTGTCATAGTTTGCTTGGTAAGCGTGTTGATGAAATCACCGACTTCTGCACCCTTGACGTACTCTTTGTGATGCTTGTCGACTTCGTTTGACATTTTCTGCAGCAACTTGATTCGGGGGATGACAATGTTTTGCCCCACGTTTTCGTTACCACGACCAACGCCTTCTAAGCTGATGTGCGCGGGTACGTTGTCGTCGAGTTTGATAGCTAGATTAGTCATGCTAATACCTTTAGGTTAGATTAAACGGATTGATAGTTTGCGAAGTTCTCGCTGTTTTACTCCAGGGATGTCAACGCCCATAGCCCACAGTTCTTTGCATGCGGTGCTAGATAGCCGACGTTGTAATACTTCAAAGTTGCTGGTCTCACTGAGCCAAACGAAAAATTGTTCCCAGTCATAAACTTCGGGCACAGTGTCTTCGTTGATGGAGATGTTGGCTGCAGAGTTACCGCCCTTTGTAGAGCCTTGGTCATCCAAGTTGCGGATGCATTGCCAGTCGAGATCTTGCTTCTCTTTGTTGAGTTCTTTGAGTTGCGAGTTGAGCTGGTCAATTTCTTGTTTGTTTTTGACGCGTGCGTCGATGAGTTCACCTAAGTTCATGCTGTTTTCCTTAGTTCATTGAGTTTGTTGAGTACGGTGAGTAGGTCTTCCATTCGGCCTAGTTTGTCTTGAAGCTTTTCGTAGACATCAGGTTCCCAAGTGTCGCGAGCAGCAATCTGTATTACCTCGGTCTTTTTAGTTTGACCGGCACGGTAGATACGACGATTGAATTGCTGATAGTGCTCAGCGTTGTAAGTGGGTGATGCCCAGATAACGGATGTAGCACGGGTAAGTGTGAGTCCGTGCCCAGCAGATTGTGGGTGTGCAAACACAACCTGCAACTGACCAGCTTGCATGCGGTCAACGATGTCTTTGCGTTTTTTGGCAGGAGTAGTGCCGTCGATAAAATCGTATTTGATACCGGCTTTATCAGAGAGCTCGGTTAATTTTTCCCGCTCATGACGCCAGTTGAATGCAACCAGGCTGTGGTCGCGTGCTTGTATGAGGTCCATAACAAGCTGGTAGCGTGCATCATGAACCATGAGCGATGATCCATGGTCATCGTATACAGCACCCGTACACAGCTGCAGCAGCTTCTTGACCTTAGCGCCTGCATGAATGGCGTTGATGGTGCCTTTGCCGGTATACAGCACGGAATCTTCTGCCAGGGTGTTGTATTGCTGCAGGATCTTAGGTGGCAGGTCAACATACATGGTGTTGACTGACTGTTCAGGCATGTCGATACAGTCTTCGAGCCTGTAACGCACGTTGATATCTTTGATAGCAGCGGCAACCATTTCCTGAGCTTCCGGCTTGTCTACCCAGACATTTGCAAAGCCGTTGAATTGAGGTGTGCATACAGCGCTGCGGAATCCGTAGAAGCGTTTGCCTAGTCGTTCACCGTCGTCAACAAGCAAAGTCGGGTGCCAGATGTCGAGAATAGTGTTGCTGTTTGGTGTGCCCGACATGGCAATGCGGTATTCGAAGTGCTCAGCAAGACGAGCTGCAGCTTTACTGCGCTGACTGTCTTTGTTTTTGAACGCAGTAAACTCGTCGATGCACAATGTATCGAAGCCGTCTAAGTGCTGTTTGTTTTTCATGAGCCACTTAACGGCGTCATGGTTAGTGATGACTATGTCTACGTCTGCCTTGAATGCCTCGGCACGATTGCGTGCGTATGCAACGGCGTAAGTCAGTCCTGGTTGGAATTTAGTGCAATCGTCTCCCCAACTTGCAGCGAGAATGCTGAGCGGGGCAAGGACGAGAAGCTTACCTTCACGCCGTTGGGCGTAAGCGTCGAGTACAGAACGTGTTTTGCCTGTGCCGGGATCGCTTGTGATAAGAACTCTGGGGTTATCGAGGATGAACTGGGTTGTTGTTGCTTGGTGCTCGAAGGGTTTTTGCATGATTCATGTCTCATGATTTTTTACCGATGACTTTTAGTTTGGTGTCGGGTTCTTTAACAATGATTTCTTCAGGGTCAGGCTCTTCTGTCTCCAAATAGTCTGAAGGCACGAGCTTTAAGAGGAGGGTGCGGCCATCCCATTCATAGTCATCGAGGTTGATCTCGACTTTGATCCGCATTGGTCCTCCTGACGCAGCTATATATTAGCGACACTAATACAGTTATCCGAACAATTCAAGACTTGAGAGTTAGATTCTTTTTCCCGCAACAAGTACAAAAGAGCTATCAGTTTGAAAGCCATCATGGTCGTCTCCTTATTTTCTTTGGTTTAGGTTTGGGTGGAGGTTTTTCATGCTCCACAATGCTGTTGCAA